GAGCCAATCTGAGCAGTTCGTTTTTTGTAACAATAAAAACTCAGCTATTAATTTAGCTTCTGGTATATGCTTAACTTTATTTAAAGTTCCTTCATCTATAATTGGCTGACCAGTTGGTGTAAATCGTGCAGGTTTCCAACCAAATTCTTGTAAGCACTCACCTATTTGTTTACGAGAACCAAGATTAAATTCTTGTAGTTTTTTTCTTACAAAAGGTTTTATAATACCAGATTTAAATTCTTCATCTGTCAAACCTCTCTTGGAAAGAGTGCCGTCTTTCTTTATATAAGGAGTTACTTCTTTATCGTCTACCCATCTTGGTTTAAATACTTCATGAACTTCTTCTTCTACTTCTTTCATTCGTTGTTTTAAAGATGCTAGAAGTTCCATAGCTTTCTGTTCATTAAAATAAAAACCATTCCTTTCTTGAGTATCTAATATTTTAGAAACTTCGTGTTCTATTTCGATTGATTCTTTACTAAAATATTTTCCTTCTTCTAATAGTGCAAGGTAAACTGCTTCATTTATTCTAGTATCTTGAATACAATAAGGAATCATTTCAGGATCAAATATGTTCCAGTCTAAAGGCTTTTCTTTTTTTACTACACCAATTTTATATCCCCACTTTTCTAAGCTGTGTCCACCCTCTCGCACAGGATTAAATAATCTAGACATTACTAATGTATCTTCTATGTTAGGAACTTCTTTTATTAAATCAACACCATAAAGATTTTCAATAATAGGAATATCAAAACTTATAATATTATGTCCAATTAAAGTATCTGCTTTTGCTAAAAAAGCAATGCCCGATTCTATATCTTTTGGACCATATGTATATGTCTGACCATTTAATTCTTTCGCTGCAATACACCAGATTTTATCTGGTTTTAATCCGTTGCACTCAAGATCAAAAATTATTTTAGAATGGGATGTCATCTGTGTTTTCATTTTCAAATGTTACCTCATCTGTTAGTTCAATTAATCTTCCTGTTTCAGAATTATAAAGTAATGAACAAGCATAGCCTGTGTATCCTGTGTATCTTGATTTTAATATTCTTACTATAGTAGTGTTTGCTTCTGTTATATCTTCTGCTTGTTGATTTCGTTCAAGTGCAATGACACAATCTGATAGCTGTGCTATAGCTTGAGAGCCTTTTAAATGACTCAGTGATACTTGAACACCTCTCTCGTGTCCTCGATCTCCACCGACTCTACGTAAATGAGATACTAATATTAAACCAACATTTGTTTCTTCTACTAGACTTCGGAGTTTAGCCATTAAAACATCAATTCCTCTGCGCTCATCACTATCCATTAATGCGCTAACAAGCATATGTAGATGGTCTATAATTACCCACTTACATTCACATCCTATTATAATATATCTTAATTTAGAAAAGATTTCATCTATATTATTAACACCTAAGTGTGCGTGGATATAAACTCTTCCATCTGGAATAGATTTATCAAATAGATCTGATAGTTCTTCAGCAGTATATTTATTTCTTATTTCATTAATATAAATTCTATCATTTGCTTCTATAGATATTATACTATCTGCTGTGCGTTGCCAGTTTTCTTCTAAAGCAATAATGCCTATGTTATCTTCTGTTTTATTTATTAACCAATGTTCTAGTTCACGAGTAACACTAGACTTACCTAGTCCAGTTCCACCAGTAAGAGTCACTAACTCCCCTCTTCTTAAACCATATAACTTTCTATTTAATCCTTCATAAGGGTAAGCTATACTTTCTTTTATCTCTCTGTTTAACCAGCTAGATTTCTTACTTGATAATTCTATTATACCTGATGGTGTATAAACTTTTGCTTCAAACCAAGCCTTTGTAAATTCTGCAAACTTTTTATTTTTAAGCATGTCGTTTGCATCTTTATATCCATCTGGCAATTTAAGTATTTTAGTTTTACCAGGTTTTAAAATACGAGCTATTTGTCTAGCTGCTTTTCTACCTGCTTTGTCATTATCAAAACAAAGAATAACATTCTCAAAAGATTCTACAAATTCTATGCTTTCTCTAATATCTTTTACAGCACCAGCAGATCCTCTCTTGATAGAGACAACTGCAGATCTTATACCTAATTCAGCAACTGCCAATGCATCGCACTCACCTTCTGTTATAGTGAGATATTTACCACCTGTAGTATATAATTGTTCTCCAAATAATCCTGTACCCTCATATGTACCATGAAATCTAAAATCTTTATCTACAACAAGTCTGGTTTTTGTTCCGACAATTTCATTGCCATTATAATAAGGATATATATGTTGCGCTATTTCACCGCTATTATTATATACTATACGAACACCATATTTTTTTGCAACAGTTTCAGATATTCCTCTGTCTGTTAAAGAACCAAATACTCCAGTATAAGAACTTAAAAAAGTACTTCCTTTTTTATAATTATTATTTTTAAGTATTACTTTTCCTTCAATAGCTTCTTCATAAGAAGAAAAGAAAGTTCCGCAACTAAAACATTTAGCAGATCCATCTTTATTTTTAGCGACTGGATCTGATCCACCGCATTTCGGACATGGTAGTTTATATTCTGACCATGTGCTTTCTTGTAATTCCATTTCTATCTCCTGAAATTAAAAAGCTAAATCCATGTTGCATTGTTATCAACGAAATTACCTTGTAACAAAAAGGTAACATCCTTTTAACATGGATCTAGCTAGTTGTAATTAAGAATCGTCAGATTCTTCTTCGTCTTCGTCTTCTACACCTGCATCAGCATTGACAATACTAATAATACTGCTCGTAAAAGAGGTTAGTCCTGCGTTGACTTCTTCCAAGTCTAGGACAAGATTAACTTTCTTTTGATTCAAGCGTTGAATTCTACCAAAGATAGCTTGACCATCTTCAGGTAAGTCTTCAACATTTATTTGCACATCATCAATAGTGATGAAAGGTTTTGGGTTCTGTACTTCTTTATTCATTTAGAATTCCTCTCCATCACTAAGAAGCTCTTCGCCATCTTGTGATTTATAAGGAACAAGTTCCAAGACTTGAACAGCTTGTAAATCTAATCCTTTATAAGGACCATATTTATTCTCACCTTCATATTCATTATATTGAACACGAACATCAGATCCATTTCCAACTTGAACATCAACCTCATTTTTCTCTACATCGAACAAACGAGGTGCTGCACGAACCATACCATTTGGACCATTAACCTTACGTTTTATAACGAGAGCCATACCTTCTTCTTCTTGTTTAATTTTATGTCCACGAGAAGCGAAGTCATTAGCTATATCATCATCAACTATAAGATTAATAGAATATACTGGTTCGTATCTTGTATTGGGTGTAGTTATACTTGCCCATTTTGCTTTACCATTTTGTATAGCCATATTTATTTCCTCTAATTAAATATTAATATTAAGTTTTAGTGTAAGGGTTTTTGAGCAGTCTACCCTTACGAGACATAATCGGTTTTATTTTTAGGAGATAGAGGGTATCCCGATACTCAATTCTATTTCTCTTTCTCTGTTCAGCCCAACAATTATACCACAAAACGACCTCGATTGCAAGCATAATTTAATTTAATGTAATTTTTCAGGAGGATCTTTTTCATTTTCTTCTTCTTCTCTTAGTAATAATTTAAGAATTAATTCTCCATCCCCATTTTGTAATATTATTTTTCTTATTTTTCTGAGTGGCTCAAGCTCTTCATTGAAATCCCATATCTCTCCATCACTTACTCTTTTTATATGATATAAATATTTTATTCCTTTAATCTGAATAAGATTATCTATTATTTCTTCTGGAGAATTTCCAAAGTTTAAAATTTCTGATGGTTCTTTATCCCCATCCATCAATACTTTTATTATATAGTTGTCCATGTATCTCTCCTGACATTTGTTAATTTTATATAATCCATCAATTCATTATATGTTTTAATTTCTGGATTTCTTTTTAATTTTTTTAATACCCACTTGTCTGACATAAAAGATAATTCTAATTGCCCATCAATAAAGGCATGGGTTTGATCACTTAAATATTCAGATATATTATTTACATTAATTTGTTTTCTATCTTCTTCAGGTAATAAAGTACGCAACCATTCTACTTGAATGGAACGCATTGTTTTTTTTAATTCTTTAAGTTTTTTCTTTTTCATAATTCAAAATCTTTTGTTGGCGGAGTATACGTATTTAAAAATGTAATATTAAAAGAAGTAATTTCTTTTTCTAATGGTAATATAATTAAAGCTGAACCAAATATAATTTTAGGTTTTATATTTCCTTCAATTTCAAACCAATGCTTATAATCTTTCTTGTGATAATCGTGTTGCTCTTGATAAAAAAGAAAGCTATATGAATTATACAGCATTCCATCAATTTTGTCAACCCCTAATATAAGACGAACTGTATTTATTAAAGATTGTAAATCAACATCTTTAGTAAACATAACTATTTCTTTTATTGTTTTATCTTTTGGATTTATAAAATATCCTTTCATGCTACTGTCCTCAATAACTTTTTAGCTTTACGACCATGCATTACATAGGCTATTACTGGTACGTTTTTATCCCAACAGGCTCTACATTCTCCGCACTTACCACCACGATCATAAGCATGACATATAAATACATCTTTTCTGCCATCGTCATAAGGTATGATAGTAGAACCATGATCGTCTTGATACGATCCATTAATACTATCTGAACTAAATCGTACTGAAACATTAGGCAACTCTGCCATCTTGTTTATTATTTCAACGTGCTTTTTAAACCTGGGTTTTAACATGCGAGTCGGCAACCAATGCTTACAATGTGGAGTGCGTTCCATAACTTCTAATATCTTTTGTGCTAATTTCCACCATTTAATATCTCCACTGCTGAACCATCTAAAGTAAGGCTTATCCCTCAATAAGTAGACTACCTCATCTACCCAAGCATCGCGTTTCCAATCCTGTTGATTATATTCCCTCAATTTGATTGCGTTGGGCATTACATAGAATCCCTCAGTAGCATAACATATCTTACAAGCAGGCACAAGATTACCCTCGGAATCTTTCGATCCGATACAATCATCTAGTGCCTGCAAATCCCATGATTCACATCCCTTTGGCATTTTGCTAGGATTTGATAGTTTAATTTTTGTTTCCACGTTATGATCCTTGTGTTACATCTTCATATTGAAGTTTATATAAATGTTCGTGCCATTTTTCTTTATTAACACGAAGTTCTTCATCAAAAGCCATAGATTTTAAGTCTGCTGTTGACAGAGCATCAGCGCATTTATTTGATAAGAACTCAATCACTAAGTGGTGAATTGTATAGCTATGAGTATAGTTCTTTGCTACATAATCAATACAATCATCTAAAAGATCATCACGATCAGGCAGTTTCCATACCTCAGTTACTGCATCAATTATTCGTTGCGTTTTATTGTCTGTTCCTGCGTTACTCATAACCATCCATCCCATACAACTAAAAAGCATCCAGCTACTAATGCAACCAATCCAAAGATGGATGTGAATACATACATAGCTGGAATCTGGTTAAATGTTTCTATAAATAAATATAAGCCTATAGTAATTGCAGTTCCACCTGCACCTAATCTTATTAATATTTTTCCAAACATTTAAGCCACC